TTCCACCTGCAGGGCAGAGGAATAGATATTTAAAGTCTCCAGTTGATGTAACTTCTTTCCATGCTGAAGTTGAAGAATCATAAACCTTCATCTTATCAGCACTAGTGTCATATACTAAATCACCTTCATCATTATTAGATGATGGTTCTCCAGCATTTACACGATATCTAGCTGCAAAGTCATTTATATCATTACTTAAACTTAATATATCTGCTTCTTTTAGTGTAGCTTTATGGAAGTTATATATCTGACCTGAGCCAGTAGAACTAACCATAAATGATACACCAGCATCAACAGTTGAACTATTGAAAGCTGAGTTAATACCATTAATAGTTACTGTAGCATTTGAAGTTATTGTGTCTCCAGTTGTACTAACTCCAGAACCATTAACAACAAGACCACCAGCATCAGCTATTGATATTACAACACCAGCTGCAGGTTGAGTTTCAGGGAATGATTCATCATCTGCTATAACTTCTAAACCGCCAATAGGTGCTATCTGTGCAGCTACATAATCAACAACAGCTCCTGATGTAGGAAGTTGTGTGTCGCTATCTGATATACTTGTTTGTTTTAGATCACTAGCTAGTTTAGCAATTGTAACATTAGAATCTGCTATCTTAGCTGTAGTTACGTTAGCATCAGTAATCTTAGCTGTCGTAACAGCGTTAGATGCTATCTTTGCAGCTGTAACTTGAGTACCACCTATATGGGCAGTATCAATAGATCCATCAGTGTAATGTTCAGAGTCTATAGCGTCGTCAGCTATCTTAGCTCCTGTTACTGCATCTGCTGCAATCTTAGCTGTAGTTACATTTAAGTCTGCTATATGAGCTGTATCGATAGATCCGTCTACATAGTGTTCAGAGTCTATTTGATCATTAGCTATCTTAGCATTAGTAACTGAATCATTAACTAACTCACTGGTACCTACAGAATTATCAGCCATCTTAGCTAATGTAACTGCATTGTCTACTATAGAAGCTGTTACAACTGCACTAGAAGCTAGTTCATCAGGTCCAACTGCATCGTCTGCTAGTTTAGCTTGAGTAACTGCATTAGACGCTAGAGCTGTAGCATCTACAGACCCTGGAGCATAATGTTCAGCATCTATTGAATCAGCAGCTAAATGCTCTGAATCAACAGCATCATCTGCTATCTTAGCTCCAGTTATAGCATCTGCTGCTATCTTAGCTGTAGTTACCTGACTGTCGGCAATATGAGCAGTATCAATGCTACCATCAACATAATGCTCAGAATTGATTGAATCATCTGCTATCTTTGTACCGTTAACTGCATCTGCTGCTATCTTAGCTGTAGTAACTTGAGAATCAGCAATGTGTGAAGTATCTATACTACCATCTACCAATTCCGAAGAATCAACAGAGTTAGCAGCAAGCATTGTAGCAGTAACTGTACCAGTATCTCCAGTCGTTATCACTGTACCTGTTACGTTAGGTAAAGTGATAGTACGATCTGCAGTAGGATCAGTTACAGTAAGTGTAGTTTCATGGGCATTATCTGTGGCACCTTCAAACGTCAGGGTTACATCCTCGCCTAACGTAAGATCTCCGGTCATAGTTCCACCAGTAGTCTGGAAGAACCTATTACCTACCTCTTGTGTTTTATATAAGTTCTGAGTGTAGTTATCATTCAGATCTTCTGATTTAATAGCTGAACCTGGATAGAAGGTAGCTGTTAAACTGTCAACATTCGTTTGTCTAAGTATTTTGATTTTGGCTCCATTAGAGGGAGCAGTATTAAATTGTACCGTGGTAGCATTAGCTAATGACCATGTATTAGTTGCTTGTACGGTTGCGTCAACTTGAACTTCAATGTCAGTTGACTTAAGATATGGGAATGTAAATGAGTAATTGGTGGTGGAACCATTACCTGTATACGATTGTTCTGTAACAGCCATAGTTTAATTATCGTGATCCTCCATATTGAAGGATTTTTTGTGTTTCTAAATTCTTCCTTTGTAAATCACTAGCACCTTGAACATCACCACGTTTCATCTTTAGATCTACTGATCGTTGATCTGTAATAGTATTAACTATATCAGGTCTCTCATTAAGAAGTCTGTGTTCTGCTAGTTTCTGTGCATCTGATACTATTTTATCTATTTTTTTAAATAAAGGTAATAGTTCAGTTTTTAATTTAATATCTGGATTCTTTAAATCATATCCAGCAGCTCTATGTCCACGTAATAATTCTACATGTTTCTTATACTGAGGATCTTTCATAAGAGGTATCAGTTTTTTATATAACTTCATATCTCCTATATAATCGTATATTAATTCTCTTTCATCTTCACTGTATTCATATGATCCAGTTGAATCTTTCTTAAGTCTACTTAAACCATCCCATCCAGTAGTAAGTAACCATTTTCTCCATGGCTCTTCTGTACCACTAATTTTAAGAGGATTTAAAGCATTAAGTACTCTAAGGTATGGGTTATCTATATCATTAAGAGCTTCTCCTGTCCAGAAATCTCTTTGTTCTGCTAAGAAACTAGAAGCTATAGGTATCTTATTTTGTACATACTTCATCACATTAGCATCAATATCTTTCTGTGTAGAGGTAATAGCATTACTTAATACACCTAAAGCACCAGATAAAGGTATCATGGATCTAATTGAGTTAGCTGTAAGTCTAGACCATCCAGTTAAGTCTCCATTAAATGCAGCAATAAGTGGTTCAATACCTTGTAAAGGAGTTTCATTAAGGAATGAAGCTGAGATAGTCCACATTAATTTAGCTTGAGCATCTTCCATGAATGCTTGATCTAAGTCTCTAGCATAGTATGCCATATCTCCTAATATACTTAATACAGGATCTACTCCTGGTATACCTTTAAAGTTAACCCATTTACCACCAATATTAATAGTTTTAGTTTCATATCCAAATTGATCTCTTTCCTTTTGTCTACGACTAGCATTGTAGTGACCGTTACCTCTAATGTTACCAGCCATAGCATAATCCCACCCTGTCTTAGTTAGGATAGAACTGAAAGCTACTCTACCAGTATACTCAGCTCTTAAGTTTTCAAATAGAACTCTAGCATTCTTTGTAGTAGCAAAGTCTATACCATGTTCTGCTAAAGCTGCTGCTATTTCATCATCAGTTCTAGCCCATATAGTTTTACTATACTTATTCATACCTGGAATCAAACTAATAGGAGTCCAAGATAATGAGTTCTTAACAAAGTTACTAGAGGTTCTAGGGAACATGGATAAGAACTTAGCTGCAGGGTATGCAGTTGTTCCTTTATTAATCCAGTTAGCTAAACCATCATCTAAGTTTAAAGAAAGTTCTCCTTGTATAGATTTTAATGCATCATCTTTGATCATATTGTTAGAATCAAACAATGCAGAATAATGTTTCTTTTCTGCTATAGCTATCTTCTTCCAATCAGCAAAACCAAATTCACTAAAGACATCATCATAAGCTCTCATTCTAGCTAGATAATGGCCTAAATGTGTTTGAGAAAAGACATCAGGGAATACCATACCTGTCATACCATAACGTAATCCTGGTAGTTTTGCCATATCTCTCATGGTTGTAGCCATGTCATATTGCAGTATCTTACCATAATTACCTTCAGCTTCCCAAACTGGTCTCATGTCATCCATGATTTGCCACTTCTTATCGTTCTTAAAGATAAAGTCTTTACGATAAGATTTCATCATAGCTTCTGGATCTTTATGAACTTTCTTCATCATAGTCCAAGCATCTTTCAATGCTCGTCTATTGGTCTCAAAGACTGCTCCATTATAATACACATGTCTCTGGAATCCTGCAAACTCATCTGTCAATCCCCATATACCATGCCCTAGAGCACCTGTAATGGGTTTTAATATAAGCTGAGATGTATTACCTATAGCAGCTCTGAAGGCTGATATACCAGATAGTACATTATTATATATAACACCCCATGCTGACCTAGCAAATAGGTTAAGTTCTTTAGGATCAGGACTTTTAAGCATTCCTGTAGGAGTTACTTGTTGTCCAGCCCATGTCATTAGTTTAGATAATGAGTCTACATCTCCATTAGTATGGACGAAAGCATCCATCAACGGACGCATAGCTAGTGGATTCTCTTTAGATAATCTCTTTAATTCTTTAGTAAACTTTAAGTTCTTAGCATGTAGTGCATTCTCAGCAGTTTTAAATTCATCTGTTAAGATCTTTAATTGACTATCTAATTCACTTGGAGGTATTCTATCAAACCAGTTCTTATTCCTTAACTGCCAACCAGAGATATACTTATTAAGAGCATACTCATCTAGTAAGAATTGCATCTTATCAATAATAAGATCCATAGATTTAGGATCATTATACTTAGAGATTTGTTGAGCAGCTTCAGATAAAGTAGATATCTCTCTACCTAAAGTATCCATCACTCTAGCACTAGATTGAGCTATCTCTCTACCTAAGAATCTATCAGTTAAGTCTCTTAAAGCAAAAGCAGCAGCAATAGTATTTTCTTCACTAATGTATTCAACTTGAATCTTACCTAATAATAAGTTTTTAACGTCTTTATTCTTAGCAAATAAAGCTCTAACTTCATCTAATGTAGTTTCAGGGTTAATGATGTCTTTGTAGATAGCCCATGCAGCTTCATCCATCTCTTTTTGATTGAATCTAAATCCATCTACAAGAGCATTAAATCTACCTAGATCTCTAGCTTGTTCAGCTACACCTAAGACAGCATCTCTTGAGGTATTACCTACTAGTAAACCTTTAGTTCTCATTGCTTCTGTTATGATAGGAGCTGGATCACCTACAGAGTTACCGTTCTTAATAGAGGTAGTGTCAGCCATGTTACGTGCTACATTACCTGGAGGTACTGATTGTCTTCTATTCTCAACTACACCTGGAGTTACATCAGGATCAAAATCTGCTGGATTTGCATCTGACTTCATCTTATTAACAGCAGCTATGTTTTGTTCTTTAGTAGCCTTTCTATCTAAAGCATCTAAAGCAGAATCTAAATCATCTACTTGATCTAGAGATTGTACTAACTCTTCCCTTGCTGCAATAAGTTTATTCTCCATTCCTCTGGAATTCTTACCAGTAGATAAAGCATTATCGATTTCTTGTATCTTTAGAAGCTTCTCAATCTCAGCTTCCTCTACAACATTAGCTGCTTTATAAGCACTAGATGCTTCATCTAAAGGTTCAAACCATTGCATTGTACGTTTATTACCTTTGAAAAAGACACCAAGAAATGTACCGAGAACAGCCATAGGACCAGCTTCTACTAACATATTCTTCCACTTCCTAACACTAGGACTATCACCATCTAAAGTCTTAGCCCAATCAGGAATAGGTAACTTACCTTCAGTACCAAATATGCCTGGAAGTGTATCTGCTATAGTTCTTGTTATAGTATCTTCTTCACCTACATCACTTAGTCCGATGACAGCAGCTTCTTGTGTTCCATAAGCTCCAGCAGATACTAATAATTTTTGCAATGCTGGCATATTTGCTGGTAACTTATCAAGTTGTTTACCTACATAATTACCAGATATAATAGAAGGTACAACAACAGAAAGCATACTTCTTAACTTCTGATGAAATTGATTAGGACTCTTAGTACGTCTATCATAGAAGTCATCTAATGGACCTAATCCAGGTAAGACACCAATAGCATCCATCATCCAGTCACTAGAACTACCCATACTAATATCTGTTAATCCCCGCATAGTATCACGGAATTTAACTAATGGTGCATCATACTTTTCAAAGTTTTCTTTCTTCCTAGCTTCGTTGGTTGCATAATCCATACCGTAGTATTTCGTAAACCAAGCGTCTCTTAGAGCCTCTCTATTAGCTGTCTGCTCTTGAGTACTCTTACCATAAGGATTAAATGGGTTACGTCTGCCTTCACGACCTAACATGTACCACTCATTATACTCCTCCCACATTTTATCCTGATTAGCTTTATTAGAAAGATCTACTGAGGTAGTAGTACCTGGACCGCCGTGACCTTCAAACTGTCCTTCAGGAATATCGCTTCCTTCAGTTACTGGTGATATAACTGGATCTATTTGAGAATGAGCTTGTTCTTCAGCATCTAGCTGTTTTAGTTGAGCTATATACTCTTCCTTATTTTCATCCTCTTCTATAGAGGTATTGTTTATATCAATCATGGTCTCATAAAGTAAGGTATTGTACTACCTGTAAAGTATAGAAGTGAGTCTCTTTGTGGATCATTTAAAGCTGCATAATTATCGTCATCAGTAATAAATTCTAAACCACCAGCACTCTTTATTGTATTTCCTAATGTTGTAGATATAGGCCATCCATCAAATTCCATTCTTACTGCATTGAGTATTGCATTTTCATAGCTATTATACTTCTCCTTATCAGGTATATTCATAGTATCAGATTTAGTTCTATCTATGAATTCATAAAGAGAAAAAGCACCTGGAGGTATCTCTATACCTAATACTTTACCTGCAAACTCTTCGATACTTTTAGAATCACCAGGAGCTATGTCATATAATTTCTGTAAAGTATAAGGTACTGCTACTGTTTTACCTCTATCTATGTTTAGAAGTAATTCATCAACATCATCAATATCTGCTATAAGTTTAGTACCATTTTGATGGTTGTTTATGATAGTTGAAACTACACCTTTAAGAGCTTTTGGATCAGTTACATTTTCAAAGCTAGTGTCTATATCATCATCAGTAAGAAGCTTCTTAGTTTCTGGATCATCTTCAAAGGCCATGAACCTTGTCTTACCTCCTTCACCCTCTCTCCTGAATACTCCTATTCCTTTTTCAGCTAAATTATCGACATGTGTTCTAGCTGCGTCAAACTTTTCGTTAGGATCACCTTTTGTTTCTCTGAATTTTTTATAGAAAGCATTCTCATATGCAACGATGGCATATTTATATCTATTAGAATTTTTATTGAATATGGCTTCCCCACCAACTATATCAGATATAACTTGTTCAGCATGTTTTCTTACACCTGTACCATCTTCATATCCATCTGCTCTTATCAGATCATCCATATCCTTCCACAATAAGTCAAACTTAGTTTTAGTTTTTGAATCAACATAAGGATATAGTTTAGAGAAATCATCTGGCCGACCATCTTTCCATGCTTTAATAATCTGTGCATCTAAGTATACTTTATTCTTATTTTCAAAATCAAAACTCAAAGCTTCATTTAGTAACTTTTGTGTTTCTGTACCTTTTAATGTATTTCGGAATTTAGTCAGTTGCTCACGACCTTCCTTTGTAGATAGATCAGTCTTTGGATCTTTTAAAAAATCTTGTACTGTTGTTAGATTATTTTGATCTTCTAATTTATCGTTATTTGTTTTATCTTGGATTCTCCACTTATTAGCTTCTGTCCAGATTCTTGAAAGCTGCTCTTCATCTTTAACTATTTTTCCTGGATTTGAATACCTTTCATTCCAAGCTATAGGATCACCGTCCTCATCCTTCGGATTAGCTACATGCATATTCTGGAAATCCCTAATAAAGGCATCCTTATCTTTATAGTAACTAGCAGATATTGTAGCAGCTTGAATACGAGCTTGTTCAAAATTATTTTCACCTACTTGGTATTTACCGTCTCCAATATCAATAGTAGAGACTTTAACTGCTCCAACTAACTTATATACTAGATCTGGTTTCTTTGCTAATGAACCAGCTTTAACATTCAAAATACTAGTTTCAATAAGATCTTTATCTTTAAAAGCATCTTCTCTAGTACCTTCTTTTAGTGCAGCAGCTGTACCTCTTCTAGTAAATAAAGCTTTTAATTCCATAGCTTCTTTACTATTAGGTCTTATACCAAATTCAAGAATTAAATTTCTAGCAGCTTGTTGATAATGACCTGCTATTGTAGAAGAATTCCATTTTAAGTCACTTTTTTTGCCTGCTTGTTCTTTTGCTTGAATATCATTTAGAATAGTTTCCTTTAAGTTCTGTTCAATTTGATCAATATTCTCAGTAAAATGTGCAACCTTTCTTTCATCAGCCCACCTATTAGTACGGTTCATCAGGTGAAGATTAGTCCTAGCATCTACTCTTGCTTCTTCAAGGTTGGCTTCTTTTATTGGATCATCGCTTTTAGCTGTTCCTATTGTTTTATTTAAAGCTTCTCTTAGTCTTTGATCCATTGTTGCATAAGCACCTTCCCTAAAATTATCAGCATTAAACTTAATTAAATTTGGATATAGAGACTCATGAGCTTCTTGATACTTATTAGCCCACATCCTATCTTTAAATTCTAGAGTCTCTTCAGCTAGTTTACCCCATTTAGCAGCGTAAGTAGTAGAGAAATCTTGCCAAAAAGCAGATTTGTTTTGATATTCTTTAGCTTTTGTTTCTAAAGATTGGATATCAGTATCTTTGCGTACCTTAATATTATCTAATTTATTAGAGAAAATCTTAGATTCTAAATTATCTAAGATTCTATTATTCTCTAATTTATTAGCTGTTGAAGTTTGAAATCCAGAGATTTGATCAGCACTAATTTCTTTATCTTGCTGTTGTTGAAGTTTAATTGAATCAATGATGTTTTGCTGTTGCTCGCTGAAGGAACGTATTCCCGCATCACCGATATCACTTCTTCTGAAACGACCTCCCTTAGAATGTCGTTGATAATTTGTTGCCATAGTTATTACATTTTGGTTGCATTAAAAGTGTCTATTGCTGATCCTACATTACCAGCTATACTTGATATAGCAGTACCCCATACTTGATTAGCTGCTGCACTTGGAGAAGCATAAGCACCTTTAATAGGTTCAGGTCCAAAGTCATATTCACCTAATGCTCTAGGTAACTGCCAATCTGCTGTTGGTGTAGCTAATGGTGTTAATGGCATTGGTAGTGTACCAGGAGGTAGCATCTTAGAAGCAAATGCTGCTAAATCTGCAGAGATTCTATCTTGAGAAATCTCTTCCATCACAGCTCTAGACATTCTATTAGCATTCTCTTCTGATTCATTAATACGACTTAAAGCTATACCTAAATCAGCATAAGTAACTTGAGCTGCTTTATCAGCTGTCTTACCTTTCATTCCTCTAGCTCTAAATTTTCCTTCATTAAGGATCTGTTTGATATTAGCTTCTTCTGCATCGAAAGCAGCTTCAGCTCTAATATCTTCTACTTTTCTACGCTCACTATCAAAAGCACTTTTTTCAGCTAAAGTATTTAAAGTGATTTGATCTTTATACAAGACATCTGATTTAACATATTGCTGATTTAAAGAGTCTTGTTCTCTATTTCTAATCTGTAAATTATATTGATAATTCCTTAGATTAGAAGCATCTTTAAAAGCAGCAACTTTTTTTTCATTCTGAGCTTGTAGTAATATATTCTCTGCAGCATGTTGTCTGTCTGCAGTTATCTTTTGTTGGTTTAATTTATATAATTCAAGGTCGTATTCATACTGTCTTTCTGTCTGCTCATTCTGTGTTCTAGCTGCATCTTTAGCAGATTGCGAAGATTTATGAGCACCATAAAGACCGATAACACCACCTATTATCGCTCCAACTACCATATTTAAGTCCTCCTATAAAATCTTGGTGAGTAGTTTCCTTCCCACATCATAGAGTTCAAGGACACAGGGAATGGTGAGTCATTAAATATTCTAAGTTGGAAGTTGTTTGTTTTCTGATGAATTGGTATTGTAAATACTGATTGTTCTGATAAAGCAATATCATTAGCTAGATATGTATCAGCTGTTTGTGTAGGATTTAAGTTATACCATTCATCAATGTATATAACAATCTTCACTGTATTACCTGGAGCACTACTAAATGTTATTTGAGTATCTCCTGATACAGTGAATGCAGTAGTAGCAACACCATCTAGTGTTACTTTTATTTGATCTTTATCTATATAATCTAAGTCTTCTACAATCCAGTTAAATACAGTAGTACTACCGTCTCCAGTATATTCCTTCTTACCTTGTCTAACACCAGTAGACTTAAGTTTAAAAGCCATAAGACCTGAAAGACCAACAGCAAACTTCATTCTGTTAACTGTAAGGTTAGCAGTAAAGTCAGTTATCTTGTCGTCATCATCTAGTCTATAATATGTTTTAGGTAGTATTATATCGAAGTCATATTTATAACCTACAACTACATCACTAGCTATACTTGTTAAGTTCTTCTGAGGGACGCTGAAATAGGCTCCAGTACCGTCGGAACCAGTCCCAGGGGTGATAGTAAATCCAGAGTCAATGAACTGCCCTGTAGCCGTTGTACCTTTGATTAGAAGTACAGGAGTTAATGCTGTTACATTGACCCAAGGTATATAACATTTAGATATCTCATTAGTAGCATCCCATGCTACAGAACTAGCTGTTGCATATAGATCTACACAAGGATTGATTCTTTGTCCATCATTATTAACAATGATAGCATCAGAGGGACTTTGACTAAGACTAGCTTTACTTAAAGTAAACTGATTACCTTGTTTAGTAACAGTATAGAACTCATCTGAGTCTACAGCTATTGTTTGTACAGTACCAGGAAGCTGCCAGTTAAACCAAGATTGTACTATATTCTTTTCTCCATCACTATATGTAAGATAGAAATATACTTTATCTTCAGATTGACTAGACATAGCTATAAACTGGTTCTGAGTACTAGCTATGAAGGTATCAACAGTAGCTGGAACCCATTCGTTTACAACTCTACCTACGTCTAATACTATAGGGTTCTCATCTTGGCCTCTAGTAACCATACCAAATATACGTGTATAACTTGGTGTCTTACTTATGAAGTTAATGTTAGTACCCATATCTATAGGGTCTACACTATCATCCATCTCATAGTTAGAGATAGTTCTAATAGTAGTCTTAGTAGGTGTAAATATATTATCTTCAGCAGTCATCAGGAATTGCTGATTCTTACTGAATAGAATTAAACCCTGTGTAGTAGGTAATATACCGTGTAGTGTAGCTGGTTTAGTAGTAGATGCTTCTAAATCTATAGGATCAGCATCAGTTAATGTCTGAGCTGAAGTATGATAGAAGTTATATTGCTGACCAGACTGACTAAGTATAACACTATCAGAAGATAAGAATCCCAATCTATTACCATAGAAGAAAGACTGTTGTATCTTCTGACCTACAAAACTAGGATGATCATTAGTTACATCATCACCAACTAGTCTACTAGTATAAGTTATCTTTTGAAATGTAAATGTATTAGTAGAGTTATTTACTAATTCATGAGGCATAGTAGTATTATTTAGGCCAGTAGATTTACTAGGATCTATTGTTTCTTCCCAGAAACCTGGACCAGATGTACCATTATCTGCTACAAACTTAGCCCAATATGTGTCATTAGCTGAAGCAGTGTTAACTACTTTAACTGTATGGTTATGAGCTGTTTGTATTGGTAGTTGTGATATATTATCTACTTGATCTTGGAATACATTAATAGAAGTATTAGTACTACCACCAGTAGCAGTTATAGTAAATGCACTAGTTCTAGTTAACTGTAATGTTGTTTGATATTTAGTTACTGTTAAGTTAGATATACTTAATGCATCTATAGCAGTCTTAATCTTAGTTAATGCATCATCATAAGTATCATCACTATCTGTAGTTACAGAAGCAGTACTACCAGCAACTACAATTGTATATGCAGTAAGGATAGACGTACCACTTAATTCTAAAGTAGCTTGTTTGTTAGCTGTAAAAGAAGGGTCAGCAATCTTAGCAGCTGTTATTAAATTATTAGTTACTATAGATGTATCTTGTACAGTTAGTACATGATAGTTTGTACGTGCTCCTGTAAGGTATGCCTGTGCTCCTGTACCGTAGTTAACAGTACATGCTGCACCAGTTGTAGCATTCCATATATCTATGTCTCCTGTAGAGCCTCCTGAAGCAGGTTTAATACATCCTACATATTTCTCATTATTATCTCTATGTATGTAGAACCACTTTGATGCATCATATGTAGTTCCTGTACCTAAGTTTGCAATCCATTTGAAACCTGGTCTCTTTGTTAATCCAAAGGTGGGATCAGGATAACCATTAAGACACTCTCGGACTTGACCTGGTAGTTTCTTGTCATCAGATTGTTTAGATACTCCACCTAGATAGTTGTCAATTCGTTGAGTTACTGCTGTCATCGTGATAAAGCATGGAAAGGTTGGTAGCTTTGGTAGTAATTAGTATGTCCTTGAGGGTGTCCAAAGAATGTAAACTGACCTTGCTGTGTTTCATACTCCAACGCTAAGGATCTAGTATAAGCTTCTTGTTGTTGTAGCATTTGATATTGGTTAGCATCTCCTACAATACGTTGAGATACAAATGTAGCTGCTCTAGCTACTATAAAATCTTGTATAGGTTGAGGTAAATCTACCCAGTCAAATTCCCATACAATATCACACTCGACAGTTTCATCTGTCCAAGTGTATTTGTGGTTATGTCTATCATATAGTTTACCACTTCTTCTAACACCATCTTTATCCATGTTAGCCGAATTCTCTGTTAACTTGATTTGTAAGATGTTAGATGGTATTAATATTTCATCATTAGTATCAGGAGTAAACTCGTAATGATATTCTTTATTGAATGTCCAGCCTTCAGCCTGTACTTCTCTTGATACTTGTAGTAAGGTATCATAAGCAATCGCAACGTCTGGGTTGGTTTGATCTAGAGTTGTAACAGGTGCCTGACCACATGACGACAGGATCTGATTTATAGCAGGTAATTCTTGAGTAGCGTTAGTGGTTGGAAAAGGCATAATATTATAAAATAAAAAGAGGACTCCGAAGAGTCCCCATATAAACGTGTGCTTAGAATGCAGCGTTACCAGAAGAACCAGCAGCAGCACCAGCAACAAGTTCCACAGCAGCAGCTGGGTTTAGATAGTCGGCTCCCATTGCGAGTCTACCGAGAATCACGTCACCCTGGTAAACCACGGAAACGTCACCAGATGTTACTTGGACTTGAGGTCCGATTGCTTCAACGCAACCAGCAGCTTCCTTCTGGAATATAAGTCCACAAGAGTTAGCGAATTCAGTCTCTTCACCATACTCGTTGTTGATTCCAGTTACGTCAGCAGCTGCGTCTTCGACAGCTTCACCAACGAATGAACCTACGTTACCAGGAGATGTTACTCCAGGGTTTGTAGCAGAAGCAGAACCATACTTAGTACCATATGTACTGAAGAATGGAATGTTCATTGATTTGTAGATCTTAATACCAGCGATCTCAATGATTCCATTACCAGACTGCAAGGCTGTACCTTGAGCATCTCTGTTAACTAAACCATTAGAACCTACAGCTTGAATTAGCTCATAGTATTGTCTTGGGTTAAGTACACCTACACGACCTTCAGAGCTAACGCCCTTCTCGTCTAGTGCAGCTGCAGCATCATAGAATGCATT